ATTGTCTACTTTTTCATCAAATAGACCAGTCATTAGAGTCATAACCATACTTAATACAACAATACATAAGGTAGTTGTAACAAGAGTAGTTACTACAAATGTTAATTTTTCTTTACTCATTTTTTGTCCTCCACTTGATAAAACATATCATCAGTGTCTTCTAATTGCCAGTTTTTATTTTCAACATTCCATTCAGTAGTTGTAACTTTATAATCTGGCCAATGTTTAGAAGTAGTAAAACTACTAATGTTCCACAAAATACGATTATTAGGCTGAGCTGCATAATTACCGTTATCAAGGGCCAAAATATGTGCGCACTTATGTTGATCAGGAATTTCGGAATGTTCAGTATCCAAGATATTAGGATCTGGATGTGCCCAATCAATTGTAAATAAATATTCACCATGTATAAATTTTTTATCTCTACCTAAATATTTACAACGTTGTCCGATTAAAAAATCAAAAGTAGTAACGCTAGGATAATAACTAAATGAATTCCATAACTCAAGATCTTCGAGATTTTGAGATTCCATTTCTGTTTTATGCACATCACGGCTGATTCTTCCTTGAATAAAAGCACTGATAGGAAGTCTCCAATAGATTGCACCGTTTGTAAGTAAAGCATGAAATAAGATTGCACGCCCTGGAATACTTGCAATAGCAAAGACCACACAATCTTCAGTTTCGCCTTGATGTTTTCGTAAGTCATATAAATATTCCCTTCTTATTTTGCAATAGATGGGTGGAATGTTAGCATTAAGATAAGACATAATCAATCATATATATCACCCCAATTTTCACCAGATTCATAATCAACTTTATTTGGTATATCCAGTTGAATAGCATCCTCCATTATCTCAACTATCTTTTTAGCATGTTCTGGAGACTCAACTGAAATATCTAATTCATCATGGATTTGAATATGAGCAACTATACCTTGTTTATATAATTCCAACATAGATTTTTTAGTCATATCAGCAGCTGATCCTTGAATTAATTTATTTAACGCTTTGTAAGTATAAGCTCGCTTGATCCCTGGTCCATGTTCCTGGAGTGCATCCTCATGAGGCATAGCTTTATGCATACCGAAACTATTTGGTTCCCATAAATGAAATCTACATAATCTACCAAGTAACGTTCTAATTTGACCACGCTCTTGAGCTCTATTAGATGCTGAGTTCATTAACTGTTTAACAAATGGAACTTTAGCATGATACTGATCAAATAGTTCTGCAGCTTTTTCTTTAGATACACCAAGCTCAGCTTGTAACTTTGCTTTACCCATTCCATAAAATAATCCAAGATTAATTGTCTTAGCTTGTGATCTTGGAATGTTGGCCATATCAGCAACAATCTGGTGAAAGTCTGTATTAGGATCATTCTTGTAAGACTCTATTACAGGATATACAGAAGGGAATTGATGTAATGATGCATAGTGCACAACTAATCTAGGTTCTTGCTGTGAATAATCGAAGCAACCCCAAGTATGTTTTTCTTCTGGTAAGAATAAAGATCTAATAAGAGGTCCAAGATCCTTGTTCCTTGCTGGTAGTTGTTGTAAGTTTGGATTATTATAACTGAATCTTCCAGTTACAGTTCCACCTTGATCAGATCTAATTTGATTGATCTCAGCATGTATTCTTCCTTTGTGTTCATATCTAATGATCGTATCAATAAAAGTTGTATGTGCTTTATTAATTTCTCTTGCTTTTGCAATCATTTGGACTATAGGGTTAGAATGTTCTTGTAAAAAATTTTTAGTGAAAGAGGGCGCAAATGATTTCTCAGTTCTTTCATAGGGTAAACCAAGCTTATCAAAAACTTTTGCTATGCTTCTTGCCGCCCAAATCTGGGGCTCTATCCCTGTTTCTTGTTTTACTTTTAATAACAATTCATTCTCTTGTGCTGTTAGTTGTTGTTTCAACTTGTGTGCACGTTCTATATCAACTCTTACACCTTTGAATCTCATGTCAACTAAGCACGGAAACAAATCAGTTTCTAAACTAAACACAGATTCTATATCTTGATGAACTATTTCTTTTTTAAACATTTGCCAAAGTTCTAACGTAAGTTCAGCATCTTTCTCAGCATACGCTCCAACTTCCATTGCTGGTAGTTGCCACATATCTTCTTTAGGATCTAATCCTCTTGACTTGGCTGCCTCATTTAAAGCGGCCTCACTTTTACCATAACCAAGGTAATCCCAAGACAACATATTTAAACTATATTGAAATCTATTCTCATCAACCAATGATGCTGCAATCATAGTATCTACGATTAAACCATTGATTTTAATACCTAATTTCCTTATCCAACATACGTCGTACATTGCATTATGGAATATTTTTATTGATGGAGTTGCCATGGTATCTTTAAACCATTCTAAAACTTTTTTACGATCCATGTTAGGACCTGATCCATGTGCTATGGGAAAATAAAAAGATCGTCCTGGAACAGCTACAGCTATACCTATTACTTCTCCATTACCTATAACAGAACCTGATCCTTTCTTTTTTAAATCTGGATCTCTTGTTTCTAAGTCTACTGCAATCTCATCATACGATCTAAGATCTGGAAACTCTTCTGGTTCTACCCATTCCTTTTGTGCTTCAAATAGAGGTACTTTCATAATCCCTTTCTATAATCATTTCTATATAATGTATTGCTTTTAACAAATCCTGTTTCTTTCCTTTATCCTGGTGTCTGCAAATATATTTAATTGCATTGCCTTCAGCAAACAGTATCTTATTCTTATTGATAAATAAAGAGGGCTGTATCTTATACTTTTTATAATGTGCTCCTCCTACTTGTTTAAAAAATGCCTTATTACTCATAACTGATAACCATACCTTTCTTTTTTTGATTTAAATAAATAAAGATTCTCCATAGATCTTGTTACACCTACATACCAAACTCTATTTTCTTCATCTTGTTTTTCTACATTTTCAGAAGTAGCTTCTCTGATCTTTCTTGCATTATCTAATACAAGAATGACATTTTTACATTCACCACCTTTTGCTGCATGAATTGTTGATACTTCTATTCTTGGTTCTTCAGATAATTTCTCACCATTAGACAACATACTTCTAATATAAAACTCTTCATTATGATCTGTATTTACAAATGCATCATACCATTTGATATTTCTATTGAATCCAAGGTCTTCTATTCTAACTGTCATTTTATTTTGAAAATTGTTTTCATTAAACGGTTCTTGTAAATAATCATAGATATCTCTACAGTCAGCAATTGATACTTGATTTCCCTCAGTCAAAGATGTCCATCTTAATATTGATTTATAGAGTTTATTATTAAAACTTTTTCCATACATGTTTTTATAATAAAGATTATTTTGTTTTAATTGATTAGATATTTCTAAAGCTCTATACACAGTTCTTGTTAGTATTAACCATTTATCCTTGTTAATATCTAAATTATCAAAATCAAATATTGATTCTACTTTTCCTTTTATAATATTTCCTTCTTTATCTTTCTTTGGAAAATATATTTTTTCTTTTCTATTACCTTGTATTCTATCCAATATAATATTTGAAACTTCTTGAACAGCCTGTGGTATACGTTCAGATTGTTGTAATACTTCTTCTATTGCCGGTTGATCAATAAATCTATTAACATCAGCTCCAGCCCATGCAAATATGGCCTGGTCATCATCCCCCGCTATAAAAATATCTTTTGATTTATCATTTAAGATATCAAACATTTTCCATTGTATTGGAGATAAATCCTGGGCTTCATCAATAAATACAACATCAAATGATGGACATTTATCTTTATTATTTACAAATTGAGTAATCATATCTGTATAATCATAAAGATTATAAGCTTTCTTATAATTTAAAAAGTTTTCATAAACATGATTTAATACTTCAAAGTCTATTTCTCTACTCCATTCATTAGTATTAAACTCATCTTCAATAGATATGTTTTTAATTCGTGCCTTATTAATCAATTTAAAATATTCATTGTCACAGTTTAAATATCCACTTTCATCTGATTCTGAATAATAATTAACTCTTATACTTAACTCTTTTCCTATTTGTTCATAATGAACTGGCTGCATTACATTTTCTTCGCTCATACCTAAAGTATGAAAAGCTAATGAATGTAGTGTTTGAAAAAACTTAACATCAGATCTTAAGTAATTTTTATTTTTATTTAAGAATCTATCTCTTGCTTCTGCAGCAGCTTTTCTAGTAAAAGCAAAATATCCAATTTTATTTAATGGAACTCCTTTCATTAAATAGTTATTAACCTCATTTAATAATGTCATGGTCTTACCTGTTCCTGGAGGTCCTAATACTTTCCTTATCATTAGAATACGTCTTTATTACCTTTCATTTTAACAACTTCTGTTTTAACTATGTCTTTTATAAATTGATTTCCTTCTAACTTTAAATTTATTTTAACAACTTCTATAGCTTCATAGTTTGTAGTTTCGTTATTTAATTTTGGAAATCTTTTTTTAACTCCAAATTCTGCTTTATATTTTTCTTTTATCTTTTGACCTGTTCTTTCTTTTCCTTCTCTCCATTCCTTATTTTTTAAAGTGTTAAAGAAATTTCCGTATTTAAAGTATGCATGTCCTTCTTCTATTAATACAGCACCAGATTTAAAAGAAGCATATGATTTTGCCTTAGGTCCATTAAGATAATCTTCTAAATATTCATGCAACAATTCATCTGGAGTAGTTCCTTTAGGCGGTTGTAATATTTCTTTTGGAGGTAATAAAGAACCAAGCATTGCTTCAAATTCATCTCCTTTAACTTTAGGAACATATATATCAGCTGTTTTTATTATTAATGCTCTTAATTCTTCTTGATCTTTTATTTGTTTAACATCTTTAGCTCTTACTTCTTTAGTGCCTTTACCATTTGGAAGTTCAACATTAAATGTATATTCTGGTTCTGGATAAGCAATTTTTACAAGTCCTGATAGCGTTGGAAAAGTTTTTCTTCTGTCAGAAGCAACACCAAATTTTCTTTTTAAACATTCAGACTTCATACAATAAGCAACGATTGGTTCTTGAGTACATGAATGTCCTTTTGTAGATTCTTTTTTCCAGCTTCTTATTTTATCTCTTACTTTCTTTTCATCCCAATCATTTATACCATCACCATTTTTTGCAAAGTAATCTTGCGCTGCTTGAATTACTTTCTTATCCCAATTATCTGGATATTTCTTTTTAGCA